CCCGTGAGGATGAGCTAGATGAGTTCTCTGGAGCTGGGGCGGTCGCTGGATACACATTGCCACTCGGTATGCGTCCTCCTGGGCCCCGCCGCGGGAGCATCTTGAGCACTGCGCATCGCAGCTTCGGCGGTCTACCAAAACAGCGCAAGAAGCGCTGAAAAAACTAAAATAACATCTTACAATCTCCCTATGTTCTGGCTCGAAAGGCGGGACATCGGGTAACTCCGGAGAGGGGAAGCGAAAGCCAAAACTCTCCGTCTCATGACAACAAACAATCAAGGAAACATAAAATATCATGGCAATCGATCTAGACGCGATCCGTCGCAAGCTTGGTGAGCTCTCCGGTAAGAACAACAAGCGCGACCAGCAGTGGAAGCCCGAGGAGGGCAAGGAATACACGGTTCGCCTCATTGCATTCCAGAACAATGATGGTCAGCCCTTCAAGGATCGTCACTACTACTACAACGTCGGCACGAATCCTGGTATTCTCTCTCCGTTCCAGTTCGGAAAGCCTGATCCGATCAAGGAGCTTCGAGGGAAGCTCTATGATGAAGGCAGCGACACAAGCCGCGAGCTTGCCAAGAAGGTTGCTCCGAAGATGCGAACTTTCGCACCGGTGATCGTGCGTGGTGAGGAGGACAAGGGCGTTCGAATCTGGGCATTTGGCAAGATGGTTTACCAGGACATCCTGAATCTCATGCTTGATGAGGATTACGGCGACATCACCGATCCGCTCGAGGGCCGCGACATTCGTGTTTCGGTCTCGAAGCTGCCGGGTAAGCAGTTTGCCGATACCAAGATCTCCCCCCGCGCGAAGGTTGAGCCCCTCAGCCGCGATTCTGCGACTGCGAAGAAGTGGATCGATTCGATCCCCGAGGTCGATGAAATTTCCAACCTGAAGTCGTACGAGGAAATTCAGAAGCTTGTGAACGATTGGATCAACGGTGGCACGACGGGCGACACTGGGACGACGCGCGGTGGCAGCGGCTACACCCAGAAGGTCGAAGCGAAGTCCGACAAGCTCGCGGCGTTTGACAACGAGGATGACGCGAAGCCAATCAAGAAGTCTAGCGGTGGCCCGAAGGCTGCAGCTCGTGATCTCGATGATGCATTCGCAGATCTTGAGGATGCTGGATTCTGATCCTGTAGTCTGGTAATAAGGGGCAGGGAAGTTGAATAAGCTTCCCTGCCCTTTGCACTTTTGATCATCTCAATTTAGAATACAAAGGGAGTAAAAATGGCAAAGAAGGACACAACGGCAGCAAAAACCGCTGCCGATGATTTTACCAGTGATCTCATCTCGTCTCTCAACAAGGAGCACGGCTCGCGGATCGCGTATAACCTGTCAGTTGACACATCACCAGCCCATGTGAAGCGCTGGATCTCCAGCGGGTCCAGGCAGATCGATCTCATAGTTGCCAACAAGGCAAATGGTGGGCTTCCGGAGGGTCGTATTGTTGAGATTTTTGGTCCACCATCAATCGGAAAGAGTCACATTGCAACCCAGATCGCTCGCAGCACGCAGCAGATGGGTGGTATCGCGGTCTACATTGACACCGAGAACGGCACCTCGGTTGAGAACCTTGCAGCGTTGGGCGTTGACGTCAGCAAGCGCTTTGTCTACGTCGACACCCACTGCACGGAGGAGGTGCTTGACATTGCTGAGAAGACGATCCTAAGGGCGAAGGCAATGGCAAAGGATGTTCCAATCACAATCATCTGGGACTCAGTGGCAGCGTCGTCCCCGAAGGCTGAGCTCGAGGGTGCCTATGACAAGGAAACCATCGGTCTCCAGGCCCGCGCAATCTCGAAGGGCATGCGAAAGATCACCGGGGTCATTGGGGACCAGAACGTCCTTTTCGTTATCCTCAACCAGATCCGCACGAAGATCGGTGTGATGCACGGTGATCCGACAACGACACCCGGTGGGATGGCAATTCCATTTCATGCCTCGGTCCGAATCAAGCTCGGTGCGGGCTCCCACATCGAGAACAAGCAGGGTGAGGCGATAGGCATCAACGTCTGGGCAAAGACAATCAAGAATAAGGTCGCCCCTCCGTTCCGCAAGGTTCAATTCCGGATCATTTTCGGCAAGGGCATCGAGGAGCACGAGGAGGTCTTTGACGTCCTTCGAGAGCACGGTCCTGACATGATCAACAACCACCAGGTGGCGGTCGAGGGCACGAGCTCCTGGAAGACGATGAAGGTGACAAACGAGAAGAACGAAAATATCATCGAGAAGAAGTTCTACAAGGCTGATTTCGGTGACATGTGGAAGGATCCCCAGTACAAGCCCTGGATCGATGGATTGCTTGAGAAGGCACTCATTCGCACCGCGGTGAGCACACGCGACATTGACATCGATCCTGAGTCATACGAGGAGATGCGAGCTCTTCGTGACCAGATGGTCGGCTCTGACATCGATCCGGAGGCATAATGCTCGGAGGAAGACCCACCGTCCTGGTGGACGGGCTCAATTTTTTTACGCGCCATTTCTGCGCAAATCCCACTTTAGGGGCGAATGGGCAGGCTGTCGGTGGGATTGTGGGCTTCCTCAATGAGCTTGGTCAGAAATGTGAGTTTCTGAGCCCAAGACGGGTCATCGTTGTCTGGGAGGGCGGCGGTTCTCCCAGACGTCGTGCGCTCTTCGCAGAGTACAAGACGAAAAGAAAGCCCCAGAAGCTCAACAGGTACTATGAGGGTGACATTCCTGATACGATCGGCAACAGGAACTGGCAGGTTGCGACCCTCGTTCAGATCATGAAGCTGCTGCCCGTCCAGCAGAGCTACGTAACTGACTGCGAGGCCGACGACGTCATCGCTTACGTCGCCCGCTACCGACTGAAGGAGGATCCGTGCGTCATCATGTCCTCCGACAAGGACTACTACCAGCTTCTCGATGATCGTGTCAGGATCTGGAGCCCAACCTCGAAGTCTTTTGTGAATGAGCCTGATGTTCTGACCCGTTTCGGATGCACGGCGAAGAATTTCGTCTCGACCCGCTGCTTTGTCGGTGACGGGTCGGACGGGATTCCAGGGATTGACGGCGCTGGCTGGAAAACCATGGCCAAGAGGTTCCCGGAGGTCGCTGGAGGGGCTTCGCTAGGCCCGGATGATATAGTCAGCCTTGCGGAGTCAAGGGTCACCCAGAAGGGCCCGCAGCTGTTCCGGAGCGTTGTTGCTGGAGCGGCTGAAGCTCGTCTTAACTGGCAGCTGATGCATCTCGATGTCTCGTCCCTCTCGGGAAATCAGGTTGGAAAAATCGATTCTGGTCTCGAATCATTTAGGCCCGAGGCCAATAAGATGGATTACCTCCGCTGCATCGTCAAATCTGGTATTAACAATTTCGATCGCGAGCGAGTTTTCTTTCAACTGACAAGTCATCTTCTCCATACCTAAGGAAGCCTATGAATTCGAACGAGATCAACGCCGGTGAAGCTCTGTTCCGCCAATACGGAAAAGTGTTCCAAGAAAAAATTTTCCAAGGGCTGCTGACCGATCGCATCTGGGCTGCCCAGATGGTCGAGGTCATGAAGCCTGACTACTTCGATCTGAAGTATCTCGCGTTCCTCACCGATCGGTACTTCAAGCATTTCGAGAAGTACAAGTGCTTTCCGACAATGCAGCTTCTCGTGTCGATCATCAAGGAGGATCTAACAAGCGGCCCCGACGCGATCCTTAAGGATCAGATCATCGACTTCCTGCACCGGATGCGAGCAAACCCAGATCCCGGTGACCTCGGCTACACGAAGGAGAAGTCCCTTGACTTCTGCAAGAGACAGGCTTTCCGTGAGGCTCTCGAGAAGGCGGTTGAGATGGTCGCCACGGACAAGTTCGAGTCCGTTGTTGACCTTATGAAGAAGGCCGTGTCGGTTGGTCTGGCAAACACGACCGGCCACGATTTCTTTGAGGACGCCGAGGCTCGTTTTGTCAAGATCAATAGAAATCCTTGCCCGACGGGCCTCGAGGTCCTTGATGGAAAGGACATCCTTCGTGGTGGTCTTGGGCGTGGAGAGCTCGGGGTCGTTGTGGCACCGACGGGCGTCGGAAAGTCTCACTGGCTCACAGCGATGGGGGCGCACGCGCTGCGGGTAGGTAAGAACGTCGTACATTACACGTTCGAGCTTACTGAGACGTCGGTCGGCCTTCGTTACGACTCGAACCTCTGCGGTGTTCCCTCGAATGATGTTCCTGACATGAAGGATGAAATTCTAAAGAGCTACGAGACGATGGATCTTGGACGACTGATAATCAAGGAATACCCAACGGGCGCAGCAACTGTCCAGATGCTCAGAAATCATATCGAAAAGCTGAGCCTGAAGGGCTTCGTCCCGAATCTCATCATCATCGACTACGCTGACATCATGCGCTCTTCCAGAACGTTCGATTCCCTTCGTCACGAGCTGAAGCTTGTCTATGAAGAGCTCAGAAACCTTGCGATGGAGCTCAATCTTCCAATCTGGACAGCATCACAATCAAATCGTGAAGGATCAAACGCAGAGGTTGTTGGTCTGGAGAATATGAGTGAGGCGTATGGTAAGGCAATGGTTGCTGACGTTGTGATATCACTGTCAAGAAAGCCGTCAGAAAAAGCCGATGGCTCAGGTCGTCTTTTCGTGGCAAAGAATCGAGCTGGTCGAGATGGAATTCTTTTTCCTATTCACATCGATACGTCCCAATCTAGGATTAAGATTCTTGATGAGAGCAGCTTGACTCTTCGAGAGTCGATGACACAAGATGATAGTGATGCGAAGAAGCTTCTTAGAAAGAAGTGGCTCGAAGTTACCGGAAACAAATAAGGAACATGATGACTTACAGCAATGATGAGGTGCTACGCAGGACAAGCGAGTATTTCAACGGAGACGAACTAGCACCCGACGTATTTCTGAAATATGCTCTTCACGACAGTGAGGGTGCTCTTCTGGAGGCTGATCCTGACCAGATGCATCGTAGACTTGCGGCGGAATTCGCTAGAATCGAGTCCAAGTACCCGAACCCAATGAGCTCAGATCAGATTTACGAGCTTTTCAAGAACTTTGGTGATGTTGTCCCGCAGGGATCACCGATGTCAGGCATTGGGAATCCGTATCAGCTGCAGTCACTTTCCAACTGCTTCGTGGTCGACAAGCCACACGACAGCTATGCTGGTATTCTTTTCACGGATCAGGAGCAAGTCCAGATCATGAAGCGGCGTGGTGGTGTTGGGTTCGATATTTCAGCGATTCGTCCGAAGGGTCAGCCAACTTCAAACGCAGCGAAGACAACCGACGGCATCGGCGTTTTTATGGAGCGCTTTTCAAACTCCTGTCGTGAGGTTGCACAAGGCGGTCGACGCGGAGCCCTGATGATTTCCATAGATTGCGCCCATCC